GTGATGCACAAAAATGCTTTCACTTTGGCTTGTGCTGATTTAGAGCTGCCAGACGGTGTGCATTTCGCAGGTCGTGCCTCTGATAAAGAGCTAGGACTTTCGATCCGTGTTGTCCGTCAGTACACCATCAACAACGATTCGATCCCGACTCGTTTAGATGTACTGTACGGCTGGGCGCCCCTGTATCCCGAACTGGCCTGCCGAGTCGCAGCCTAATTTAGTGGGGGGTAAAAGCCCCCCGTTAATTAAAATCAAAGGAAATTATCATGTCGAATCCAGGCCCAGCAGTCACCATTAGCTCGCATCCACAGGTTGCGGGTACTAACCAAGCGTTGCGTTTGCTTGCATCGTTTCAAGGCGTTAACTGTAACGTTTTGGGCGATACCGTGTTGCCTATCATCAACACAAGCAGCTACAGCGTTTCTAACGTTATCTTTACCAACGCAAGCACAAGCCTAACAACTGCTGCTGCGGGACTGTTTACAGCCCCAGCTGCGGGTGGTACGGGTATTGTTGCAAACGCAGCGTTGTCGGCTCTTTCGGCGGCATCTGTTGTATCGCAACGTTCAGTAGCAAGTACAGCAGCTCAAGCAGGGCAAAATCTCTACTTTAACGTAGCGACTGCTCAAGGTGCTGCGGCAACTTGTGATGTGTTTGTTTATGGCTACGACTTGACGTTTAATTAATTAGTCAAAGCGTTAAGAAAGCCACTCAGTAAATTGGGTGGCTTTTTTTCTTAAAAAAGGATCATCATGGCTTACAACAGTCCATTTTCACCATTCGGGCCAACTTACTTAGTCGGTACGTCATCGGTGCAAGTACAATCAAGTAACGGCAATCAACCCACCAGTTATAGAGTTAAAAATATGCTGGGTACGACACAATACTTTTCATGGTTGCCACCACAGCCTAACAATGCAACACAAAGCATTACTGTGACTGCACCAACAGCGGGTAATCCATCTGCAAACACAATTGGTATGCTGCCGTATTCTGTCGAAATCTTTGGCGGATTACCTGGCAACGCATGGTTTGAAGCTGATGCGGCTGCTGCGTTTGAAATCACAGCAGGAGAGGGACTATGAGTTTGCGAGCCGTATCTTTGGGGACAAGTCCCGCAGTAACAAGCATTACTTCAGACGCTTTTATTCTAAGCTCTGCTGGCATAATTACCGAAGCAACAACGGCTCGCACACTTTCCGCAGGTGATAACGGTAAAGTCATTTACTGTACAAGCGGTTCTGCTACGACAATCACTTGTGCGGCAAGTTTAGGTAAAGGGTTTAGTTGCACAATTATCCAAGGTGGTGCGGGTAAGGTCACAGTCGCAGCTGGCGGTCAGACGCTTGTATCTTATTCGAGCTTGTTCAGTACGATGGGTCAATATGCGGTTGTAAGTGCAATTTGTCCTGTTGCTAATACTTTCCTGCTTGCTGGTAATTTAGGAGTCTAATATGGCAGTCACATTATCCAGTTTGGCAGGCGCAGCTGCACAATTCTTTGATAACAACGGTGTGCCACTTTCAGGTGGATTGATTTATACCTATCTTGCAGGCACTAATACGCCTGCCGCAACGTATACATCAAGCACAGGTTTAATAGCTCATTCAAATCCTATTGTGCTTGATGCAGCAGGGCGCATTGCAACTGGCGAGGTATGGCTAACGTCAGGAATAGCTTACAAGTTTATTGTTCAAACTTCACTTTTTGTTCAACTCGGCTCATACGACAATATTCCAAGCATTAACGACTTTACATCTATTTATGCTGATCTCGCAAATACAGCAAATCCCGCATTAGGAGATGCTTTAGTTGGGTTTAGACAATCAAACAGTTTGGGAAATTTAACTGGTTCTGTTGGTCGCACCGTTCACCAAAAATTGCAAGAGTCAGTAAGCGTTAAGGATTTTGGTGCTGTCGGTGATGGTGTGACGGACGATACCGTTGCTATTCAAGCTGCTATTGATTATGTCAATCTTAACGGAGAGGGTGAGTTACTATTTCCGTCTGGGAACTACATCATAACCTCTACTCTCATTATTAACCCATTAGGGGCGGATTCAATCGTACGGAATATTAGATTAGTCGGGGCAGGCGGAGATTTAGCAGGCGGGACAGGATTAATATATCAAGGGAATGTTGGTGGTTTGTTAGTAGTCAATAGTCCGTTGTTCTTTTCTTGCGAAGATATAAGTTTCAGAAACAATGTATCTGGGCTGGATTATGTAGTGTTGATTGACGCAGGAAATGAACCACAGCAAACAGGTCGTAACGTTTACTTTAAACGCTGCACGTTTTTGGGAGAATTTAATTCAATAGATACGGCTCAAGCAGATGTATGGGTTATCAACCAAAAAACGGTGTTGTTTGAGCAATGCAGGTGGGCTGGGGTTTCTGGATCAGGCACAGCTTTGCGGATTGGTGATAACGCATCAAGCAATGTTGACAAATTTTTTAGCGGTGCGTGTATTAATACAGATGTTCGCTCAAGCGTGTTTAACAAAGGTATAGATATTCGTAACGCTGGGGCTACTACTATCACAGCAACTCATTTTGATAACCCAGGCGCTGTGGCGGGGACTCCATCTAAGATTTTCTCAACTGGAGATAAGTTGATGGGAGGTGTCACAGTCGATGGTTGCACTTTTCTTGCTACTGCCTCACGCCCTGGACACGGTAGTTACACACCTATTGTGCAAGGTGACGGAGATGAAACTGTAGGCCCAGCGGCTATTGATGCGTTTTCTGTTCCAGCTATGTCAATTAGAAACTGTTTATTTCGAGATGCTTCGGTTGCCGTTCAAGTAACAAAAGGATACTCTAATTTTTTAGCAAATCAATTTACACGAAGATCAGCAGGGGGTGTTGGAATCCAGATTGATGCTGGGGTTGATAGCGTAACCATACAACCAGATAATAATTTTGAATCTCTTGTAGGAGAAGGTGGCACATCCATCTTGGACAACCGGACGCTACCATTTGCTCCGGTAATTGTTGCGGAATCCTTGGCAGCATTTATCACCCTTGTACCTGAAGTAAATACCACAATACTTTCAGCTTCCAATATTAAATTTCGTGGAGGGCTAATACGCATTAATTTTGCAATTACCCTTACAGTAAATGACACTAATTTATATCGAGCGAGGCTTACGGTCGACGGCATTGATGTGCTTAACACGACTGTTCTTAGGACGCTGACATCGGGAGATACTGATGTATTGCAACTTGAACGGATACTGCCACAAATTGCTGCGCCAAGTGGAGCAATAGTGCGATTGCAAGTGCGTCAGTTTGGCTCTGGATCTGGTTCGGTGGTGAATGAGGATAGTCCATCAACGGGCGTTACGTTCTTGCAAATTGAGGAATTGGATTGATAAAGGATTAACATGATCTTAGACTCTTTCAACATTCGACCAGAAGATTGTCGTGAAGATTACAAACCAAAAAAACATTGGTTTGTTCGTTTGTTTGAGGTATTAAAATGATTACTCCTTCATTTGGATTAACAGCAACTGAACGGGTCTTACCAAGGTTTACGCTTGACTGGACAACAGGTTCGCCCCAATCAGGCGTTGATGTTGATCGTGCTGGCGTGGCTACTTATGTAGATTTAAATGGCGTTTTGCAAGATGCTTCTGCTGACACGCAACGAATTAATTATTCAACAGGTATAGCGGGTTTATTGGTAGAAGAAGCAAGAACAAATGGCTTGCCCAACAATACAATGCAAGGTGCTGTTGTTGGTACGCCAGGAACGATACCTACAAACTGGAGTCTAATTCCTCAAGGGCTTACTCAAGAAATTGTGGCAGTAGATACTGTAAATGGTGTTCAATATATCGACATTAAATTATCGGGGACAACTACGGCGACAAATCCAAATATTTTATTTGTTGGCACTACAACAGTAGCGGCTTTGATTGGCCAAACATGGACAAGTTCGTTTTACCTTGCTGTTGTCGGAGGTAGCTTAACAAACATTACTGCTGTTCTTCATGTTATTAGTGAACGTAGCGCCGTTGGTACTTTAGTCGCTAATAAAAATGGTACAAACATCGGAGCAACTGGGGTTTTAACCAGATCATCTTTTTCAACAACTTTAACAGGTGTAACAACCGCATTTATTTATAGCGCGGTACGCCTATCAATCACATCAGGTGTTGCGGTTGACGTTACATTGCGTATTGGTTTGCCACAACTAGAGCAAGGCGAATTTGCTACAAGCGTTATTAAAACCAGCACGGTTGCTGTCACCCGTAACGCTGACGTAGCAACAATAACGGGGACAAACTTTAGTGATTGGTACATCGCAGGTGCTGGCGGCGTAGTTGTTCGTGTGTTGCCTTCTACCGTTTCAGGCACTCGGCCTGCTTTGCAATTTGACGATGCGACTGCTGATGAAGTGATTGCTTTGCGTGGTAACACAACAAACCCTGAGCTGCTAATTGTTAATGGTGGTTCACCACAAGCGCAAATTGACGCTGGCACTATCTCTGCAAACACAGCTTACAACCTTGGTGCGGCATGGAACACAGATAATTGTGCAGCTGCTGTAAACGGTGGTGCTGCGGTTACAGACACCTCGGCAACGATTCCAACAGTCACACAGGCACTTTTAGGCTCTGACGGTACAAATTATCTAAATGGAAACATTCAGACTTTGCGATATTGGCCTCAACGAATCATTAACGCTGAAGTTCAAGCGTTTTCAAAATAGGCGCATTATGAAAAACCTTGAACATCCCGCATACGCTCTTCTATTCATGGCAATCATTGGTTTGCTCACAGGCAATTGGTTTGCGGGTGCTTGTTTTGGATCTGCGTTTTTTGTGGGCCGAGAACACGCTCAAGCAGAGTATCGGGTAATTCAAAAGTTCTACGATGGTAAACGAGCGAATATGCCTTGGTACGGTGGGTTTGAATCCCGTGGGTGGGATATAAAAAGCATATTAGATTTTGGACTACCAATCATTGTCACAACAATTGCTTTGCTCATTATTAAATTTACGGGCTTAAAATGACAACGCCATTAGATATTATTTCAAGGTCGCTTAAAGATATTGGCGCACTTGAAGCGGGTGAAACTCCTACTGCTGACGCAACACAAGATGCTTTCGAAATGCTCAATGATCTATTGGATCAATGGTCAAATGAAAACATGATGGTGTATTACCAGACTGAGATCATCTTTCCGGTAGTGTCTGGGCAGACTCAGTACACGATTGGCCCAGGCGGTCAGGTCGGCGCAATCTTTACAGGTTCTATTTCCGGTACGACTTTGACCGTGACAGCTATTGCGTCGGGTGCGATTGCTGTCGGGCAGACATTAAGCGGCACAGGGATTACAGCAGGCACAACGATCACGGGCTTTTTAACGGGCGCAGGCGGCAACGTTAACGAGATTGGTACTTACACAGTCAGCCTATCGCAAACGGCGGCTAGTACGTCTATAAACGCTTATTATCAACGTCCTACAAGCATTAACTCTGCGTTTGTCAGAATCAACACAAACTCTAATGGTGTGCCAATCATTAACGGGGGTTTAGATTATCCCGTTGCGGTTTTGGGGATTGACCAGTACGAGATGATTGGATTGAAAACGTTGTCAGGCCCGTGGCCTAAAGCAATTTATTACCAACCAACAGAGCTGCTAGGCAACATCTTTGTATGGCCTAACCCAAGTCAGGGTGAGTTGCACTTATTTTGCGATACACAGTTTGCCAAGTTTATGACGTTGACCAACACGATTAACTTGCCTCCTGGCTTTAATATGTGTCTACGTTGGTGTCTAGCGGAACGGCTCATGCCAATGTACGGAAAGACCAATACCACTCAGATTGCAATGATTAACGCTTTGTCGGCACAATCTAAAGCAACGCTCAAACGCACTAATATGAAGCCTGCACCTGTTGCCCGATACGATGATGTATTGATAACGGGCAAGGCTAAAGATGCTGGTTGGATATTAAGTGGCGGATTTTATTAAGGATTGAAATGACTACTACAACATTTGTTGATGGCGTAACCGTCATTGAAGCACCTTGGTTAAACGATGCAAATAACGTTGTTTACAACGGTATATTTCAAACCAATAACGTGCAACTTGTTACGCCAACGTTAGGAACACCTGCGTCTGGAACGTTGACTAACTGCACAGGTTTGCCTGTAGCGTCGGGGGTTTCAGGTCTAGGTACAGGTGTTGCTACCTTTCTAACAACTCCATCAAGTGCAAACTTGCGAGCTGCGTTAACAGATGAAACTGGCACGGGTTCAGCGGTGTTTGCTACCGCACCAACAATTACAACGCCAACATTGACAGCACCTGTTTTAGGCACGGTTGCATCAGGCAATATCTCAGCGTGTACTAGTACTTCTATGGTGATGGTTACGCCAGTATTGGGTGCTGCAACTGGTACTAGTTTAAATACTACTGGCAACCAAACCATTACTGGCGCAGGTAAACAAGGCTACGCCACAGGTTCAGGCGGTGCTGTTGTTCAATCAAGTAGCAAATCAACGGGTGTCACGTTAGATAAGTCAAACGGTCAGATTACGATGGATGCTGCTAGTCTTTCGGCGGCAACAGTTGTTTCGTTTACGCTAACAAACAGCACAATTGAGGCTGGCGATATTATCGTAATGAACCATATATCAGGCGGCACATTAGGGGCATATATATTTAATGCTTCCACGGCGGCTGGGTCAGCATCAATTAATGTAAGCAATTGGACTGCTGGCGCACTTGCTGAAGCTGTTGTGATTCGATTCGCTGTGATTAAAGTTGTAAGCGCATAAGGGGTCGAAATGCCTGATTTTGGGTTTGTTGGGCCAAGCTACGAAGCACCTAGTATCTATCAAGATGCACAGGAATGTATTAACTTTTTTCCTGAAATTGACCCAATGAAGCCAAAAGAGGAACGAGGCGTTATTGCCTTGTATCCTACGGCGGGGCTTGTTCAACGAACACAGTTAGCAAATGCACCAGTTCGAGGGATGCGAGCATTATCTGGTGGACAGTATTTAATTGCAGTTGCAGGTGCAAATGTTTATTCAATCAATACATCTTGGCAGGCTACTTTAATCGGTACGCTTACCACAACCACAAATCCCGTATCCATTACCGACAACATAATGACGGGTAGTGGACTTACGGCTTATCTTGTCGACGGTGTAAACAGATATACATGGATTGCAGCAACTAATACGTTTGCGATTTTACCAGCCACAGACGGGGCATGGCAAGGGGCTACGATTTGCGACACAATTGATGGGTACGTTGTCTACAATCAACCAGGCACACAAAACTGGGCAAACACAGACTTAGATTCTCGATTATCTACTGCGGCGTTATACGGATCAAAAAATGGCGCACCTGATCCTATTGTTAGTTTGATTTGCGATCATCGACAAGTTTATTTGCTTGGCGAAAAGACTACGGAAACATGGGTAGACGTTGGCGGCACAATACCGTCGATTACAACTTTTCCGTTTCAAAGAATTAGCGGCGCAATGATGCAACACGGCGTTGCTGCACCGTTTTCAGTAGCTCGATTTGACGAATCAATTATGTTTGTTGGTCGTGATGATCGAGGGACTGCCACGATTGGCATGATTCAAGGTTATCAGTACATTCGACTATCAACTCATGCGGTTGAAAATACTTTGCAAGATGTTTACGTTGGAGACGCTATAGCCTTTACGCAGCAGCTCATGGGACATGAAATGTACGTTGTTACATTTCCAACTGCTGACTTAACGTGGGTTTTTGATTATTCAACTAAGCTCTGGCACAAGTGGCTGTCTTGGGAAAACGGTGAGTTTCATCGTCACAGGGCTAATTGCGGTGCTTTCTTTAATGGTGAAAACCTTGTTGGTGACTATGAAAACGGGTCAATTTACGAAGTTAACCTAGAGGTTTACACAGATAACGGCAACACAATTCGTCGAGTGCGGCGTTGCCCACATTTAGTATCTGACTTGCAAAGGTTTTATTTTCACGAATTACAGATTCAGTTTCAGCCTGGCGTTGGTTTAGTAAATAATATAAATCCCTATGCGGCAATTGCAGGGGTAGCGGTTGCTGGCGTTGCTATTGTCGGAACAGGAATATTTACCTCTGGCGTTGACCCACAAGCTATGTTGCGTTGGTCAAATGACGGTGGATCGACTTATTCAAACGAGCATTGGACAAGCATTGGACAGATTGGCGCATATAAGAATCGTGCAATGTGGCGCAGATTAGGTTACGCACGAGATCGAATCTTTGAAGTTGTGGTGACTGATCCGGTTAAGGCTGTGATTGTGAGTGCTAATTTAAAAGCCTCTAGTGGTGACAACTAATGGCTAATATTATCTTTCCGCAAAGCCCATTTTTAGATCCTATGGGCAGACCTGCAAGAGAATGGACGCAATGGCTGCAAAACCCTGACGTTCAAACACTTACGGCTGCTACTCTTAATGTTTCAAATGTAGTTTTGGATTTGCCGTTAGATGTTCAGTACGGGGGAACAGGTTTATCGACAATCCCTACAAATGGTCAATTATTGATCGGTAATGGTACGGATTACACTTTAAGCACATTAACGGCGGGTACTGGGTTAACGATTACAAACGCTGCTGGGTCAATTACGCCTAGAATTACAAACACAGGTGTCACGGCTGGCTCTTACGGTTCTGCATCGTCTGTTACGACTTTAACTGTAAACGCTCAAGGTCAATTGACGGTTGCGGGATCAGTAGCGATTGCAATTGCTGCAAGTCAGATTACCAGCGGCACGATTGCATCGGCTCGTATCTCAGGCTCGTATACAGGCATCACAGGCGTTGGAACGCTGACTGTTGGTACATGGAACGCCACAACAATCGGCACGGTCTACGGTGGCACAGGACTAACCAGTTACGCTACTGGCGATATTTTGTATGCGTCTGCTGCAAACACTTTGTCTAAATTAGCGAAGCCAACAGCCAACTCCTATTTAGCGATGACTTCAACGGGTGTGCCTAGTTGGAAGAATCCTAAATATGGCACGTTTTACAATACAACAACTGAAACCGTTGGCATCATCAATACGGCGTATCCACTTAATTTTGATACAACAGACTTGAGCAATGGCGTGACAGTTGCAACGACTGCTGCGGTGGTAACGGGCAGCATTGCACTATTTGTGTTGACTGTCACAGCGGTCACAAGCGGCACATTGTCGATTGGACAAGTCATTAGCGGAACAGGCGTGACTGTTGGAACTCGGATTGTTGCGTTTGTATCTGGATCGGGCGGTGTTGGTACTTATACGTTAGATAAATCACAAACTGTTTTAAGCACAACGATTTCAGCAACTAAGCAATCAAGATTAACGGTATCGGCTGATGGTGTGTACAACTTTCAGTTTTCTTGCCAACTTGATAAAACAAGTGCAACTGCTAAAAGCCTTTATATATGGCCTCGTATTAATGATGTTGATGTAACTAACTCAGCAACAGAAGTTACATTATCTGGCTCAAATGCTGCGACTGTTGCGGCATGGAACTTTGTTTATAACTTGTCGGCTAATAGTTATTTTGAGCTAATGTGGTCTGCGGAAGATACGGGTTGCATTATGCCCGCATCGGCAGCGGCTGCACCAGTTCCTGCAATACCAGCAATCATTATGACGGTAATTAACAATATCAGCGTATGAGCGCACTATTTATGATCTATAAATCTGTAGAAAATAGATTGCCATTTGGATTTGATGAGTTTAGTGAAGCGGTAAAAGAATGGGAAATAATCCCTGTAATACAGCGAGGCAAGTTATTTGGTGGGGTAATGGTCAAAGGCAATGAAATTCATGTTGGATTTGCTGAAAAGCCCACGGCAAGTATTCGGGGCAATATTAAGGCGGTATTAAAGCCATTGTTTGAAAAGCATGGTTTTGTGGTTACAACGGTAAAAAAAGACAATATAAACGGTTTAAATTTCTGTAAACGGCTTGGATTTGTTGAATCTGGGCAAGATAGCGATAAAATCTTATTGAAGTGTGACGGGAGTCATTATGTTTAAAGTTTATCTCAGCCGAAAACAAACACGGGCAATGTCTAGCGAACATCCAGTCGGCGATCCGACGGGTGGCGCAGCATACCGTGAATTGCGTGATCCAACAACTGCAATTGCTGCGTCAGCTGGGGCTAACCTACTCGGTTCTGTTATCGGTGGTCAAGCGTCTAAATCTGCGTCTAAAACTCAAGCTAACGCAGCAGCAAATGCGGCAGCAGCACAACAACGCATTGCATCGCAACAAATTGAAGATATGCAAAAGATGCGGGCGCAGCAGATTATTGAGCTGCAAAACGCTCAAACTGATGCTATTAACCGTGGTCAGCGGGATAGAGCTTCTGCTATTCAAACGCTTGTCGATCAACGTACCGACGCATTGGCTCGCATTTACGGATCAAAAGACGCTGCTTTAAACGTAATTAACGCTCAACGTTCAGACGCTTTAGCAACAATTGGCGAACAACGTGGCGAGGCGGCTCAAACGTTTCAACCCTATATGCAAGTGGGGCAACAAGGCGTTGGTGCGATTAGTCAGCAACTGCCGTATTTTCAACAAACTTTTGGGCCAGAGCAGTTTAAAGCAAACCTAGATCCTGGCTACGAGTTTATGAAGCAACAAGGTCTTGGCGCAATCCGTCAAGGCATGAACGTCGGGGGCGGCGGCTCTAACATTGATCGAGCAGCTACTAAGTTTGCCGAAGATTATGCCAACACGGGGTATCAAAACGCTTACAACCGTTTTACAGGTCAACAACAAAACATTTATAACCGTCTTGCAGGTATTGCGGGGATTGGTCAAACAGCTACGGGGCAATCTGCACAAACAGGGTTAGGTTACGGTCAACTTGGCGCACAAACAGGTCTAGGCTACGGTCAATTAGGCGCACAAACAGGGTTAGGTTACGAAACTCTTGGGGCGCAAACGGGTCTTGGGTATGGCACAGCAATGGCTAATACAGGTCTAGGTTACGATCAAATGATTGGTAATCAGCAACTTGGTTTTGGTCAGACAATGGCTAGTTTTAACCAAGGAACAGGCGCAAACATTGCTAACTTAGCAACAGGCATGGGTACAGCGCAGGCGCAAGGCATCACAGGACAAGCACAAGCACAGGCCGCGGGTGATGTTGGTCAAGCCAATATTTACGCTGGTGCGTTAGGCAATCTTGGACAGCTTGGTACGCAATATTCTTACTTGCAATCACCTGCAATTCAGAAAGCGTTACAAATAGGGCCATATGCGCCACAAACAGGATCAACACCAATAAGCGGGGCTAGTCCAACTGGATTGCCTGTGGGCGGGGGCAGCAGCATTATGGTGGGCGGCTCGCCTACCTACACAGTAGCATAAAGGACAATCATGGCTGATAACACCATTGCGCTGCAAGTAAGACCAATGCCGCAAACCAATATTATTACTCCAATGACAGAGATTATGAATTTGGGGCGATCTGCTGTCGGTCTACAACGTGAAACTGAAACCTTGCCTTATGCAATTGAAACTGCTAAAGGTATGGCATCACAAGCCACTACTGGCGCAGAAAGCTCAATTTTTAAGTTAAATAACGAGCAATCACAGTTAGCGTTAAATATTGCAGGCGGTCTTGCAAACGATGATGCAATCATCAACGCAGGCAAAAATCCTATGGCTGCAATGAATACGATCTTGCAAGCAAAAGCACGGATGCTTGCTCAAGGTATCCCAGCGCACATAGTAGAGGCGAACACAGCACCTTTGATTACTAACTTAGTGTCTAACCCTGGTGGGTTTTTGCAGACTCTTAAAAACGTGATTCAAGGCGGTCTGGGCGCACAAGGCCAACAAGCATTGCAAACACCACAACTTACCGAAGCTGGCGGCGCACCTGCAACATTCCAAGGCGGCACAGGTACATTACGGACTGCGCCTATTGCGCCTGCGGGGTCTGGGCCAAGCACGGCTTCTGGTTCTCCTGCACCATTTACCGGACAACCTACAACGCAACCAACAGAACCACCATCACAACAAGTTATGCCGCAAACGCCAAGCGGCGATATGTTTGCAAAAGGTATGCCTACGGGCAAGCCTGGCACATTCTTTGGTGATAACGGTCAGATTGTTGATGCAAGCGGTAAGGTCGTATTTGATGCTGCGGTGCGTGATGCGTCAGGTCAAGTTGTTGACATGAAAGCCATGCCGCAAGAATACGATCCTATGAACAAGCCAATTGATAAAACACTTGGCACGGCGCAGCCTTTCCCTGTTACACCACCGCCAGCAACACAAGGCGCACCGTTACCACCACAAACAGGCGTAAGTGCCGATCAAATGTCACAACCTGTATCAACAGGCGCAGGCTTTAAATTATCGTATCCGGTTCGCAAGGCAGGCGAAGCTCGACAAGTGTTGGCTTCAGAAGTTGCAGACGAAGCGGCAGGTAATTTATATCGCAATTCGTTGATAAAGAATCAAGGCAATTTAGTCACTAACCGTAGAAATCTTGAAGAAGTAATTTCTGAAGCAGACAAGGTTGAAAAGAATCTTAGTTTGCTTGGATTCAAAGTTGATAACGCAGGATTTTTAGGCGCAGGCGCACGAAAACTTAACGAATTCTTTGGTACAGAAACAGGCATTACGCTAAAACAACTTAACAAAGACTTGGCTAACGTTGCGATTTCAAACATCACTGCGGCAGGCGGGTCAATGGATACCGTTGCGGGTCAGCAATTAACAAAGATGGCTAACGGTGATGAAACATACCCACCAGTTATTTTGAAAGATATTGCAAGGCGAGCAATGTCAGACATGACAAACTTAGATATGCAAGCCCGTGGCGCACAGGAATTCTCTCGCAAGTTTGGTGCTGCTAACTTAAATGATTACCGTCAGCAATGGTCTAAAAATGCTGATTCAAGATTGTTTGAATTGGTTAACATTGAAAACAGCTCGATGAGTCCTGAACAACGCCAAGCTGCAAGAGTTAAATTGTTTGGCGGCTTAAATGATAAGCAGAAATCTGAAATGGCTCAGAAATTGCGTAACTTGCAAAAGTTAAGCACAACCGGACAGTTATGATGGAATTTCAAAGCGCAATAGATTTTCTCTCAGGGTCAAAAAAGCCAAAAGAAGAAAGTGCAACGGGCTTTGATTCCGCATTGCAATTTTTAGAAGGCTTGCAACGACCACCTGTTGCACCACTAACACCACAGCAAGCACAATCACAGTTTGCTCAAATCCCGTTTCAACCATCAGCTGCACCGCAAGCACCAGCACCGCAGCCAGCACCGCAAGGTAACGCTGTACAACGTGCAATTGCGCCTGCTGCGTCATTTTTAGATGTAACTTTGGGCGGTCTAGCACCTGGCATTATTGAACCTGTTACATACGCAGGATCACGAGCATTTGGTGCAACACCTGAACAAGCTACACAAACATCACAAGCGGCTGCTGCGCCCTTTGTAGACCCGTTTGGCAAGACATTAGGCGTGTCTAATTTGCCACAGTACAAAGGCGAAGCGTCTCGTCAACTCATGGAGTTTATTGGCACAAACATGGGTAAGGGTGCTGAGTACATTGCTCAAGAAACCGGATACCCTGTTGCTGACATTCAAAACATGATGGGTACGCTAGTTGCTGGCGGCGGCACAGCAGCTGGTCGAGCGTTAGCGGGTCGTGGCGTAAGCCCTGCCGTTACGCAAATGCAAGACCAATATGCAGCATCATTGAAAGCTAGACAGCCACGCATTGAGCCTACGATGACCCCAGAAGGTGCGGTTACGCCTGAAACGGTTGCAGCGGTTACACCTGAAGCACCAGTAGCACCTGTAGCGGCTGCGGCTATGCCAGAAGTGCCAATGGCTACGCCTGCGGGTGAACTGGTTGTGTCAAAAGCACCAGGCATTGAGGTGTCGTACATAAAGCCCACGCCTGACGTACCTAAAGACACGCCATTTATCACTAGCCCATTGCAAGAGCGCATTGCGCCTGACTCAACGACTACGCCACGACCAACAATTGACAATCCTTTTGTTGAGCCAATGTACGCTAAGACGGGTACGCTGCCAATTGATGAACAGCTATACCGTGTTGAGACGGTTAAAGAGCTTGGCGTACCTACTATTCGTGATGGTACTAAAACAGGCGATGGGTTTAAGACTGCTGACGAATACGTTACGGCAAAGACTAGTGGCCCGAACAGAGATTTGTTTAATCAACAGATAGCGACCGAACAACAGGCGTTGCGAAACTACGCAAACGGTATCGTTGAGAAAACAGGCGGCAGCGTTGGATTAGATGAAAATGCTTTGTACAACCGTGGTCAAGCCATTGCACAACCGTTTGATGCGTTTAAAACGTTGTTGACCGAGCAAATGCGTGGTGCGTATCAAGCAGCGGGTGAAGTCGCACAAGGTGCGCCAGCTGTAGCACCGGACACATTTCAAAAGTTTCTAAACACAAACTCTAACTTTGTTGTTAACGACAGTTTTAAATCTTTGCGAAACGGCATTAAGTCGCATTTGACTGAGCAGGGTTTAGTTAATAAAGACGGCAGTATTAAACAAATGACTGTCGATCAGTCTGAATTGCTCAGACAATACATTAACTCTAACTGGAATCCTGACCGATCAAGAATCATTCACAAGTTGACCGATTCAATTGATAACGATGTAACTAAAGTTGCTGGTACTGACATTTATGAGTCAGCCCGTGGTATTCGTACCAAGATGGCAAACTTGCTAGAAGATCCAGTTGGCGTGTCTAAGATCATGGATTACGATCCTAAGACCCCTATCAATCGTTCTACGGCCTTCCCTGATATTCCGAAAGCTGTTGAAAAGATGACACCGGATCAGCAGGCGCATTTGGTTAAAGTTTTGCAAGATATGCCACCTGAATTGCAGCCACAAGCTCAAAAGGCTATTGCTGAAATTAAGTCACAATTCGCAAATCGAATTGCAGAGGTTGGCGGCAAAGGCGAGTTTTGGAACGCACCTGCGGTCAGCAAGTATCTTAGGGATAACAACCGTTCTTTGCGTATCCTAACTGGTGATCCCTTGATGGCTAGGTCGTTGACTGTCTTGAATGACGGTGGACACTTTTTGCGTATGGATAACGGCTACAAAGGTGCTGCAATCCAGTTTAAAAATATGTACGATAATCCGTTAATTAGCGGCACAACTCAAGCATTGGGCGGTGCAATTGGCGGTGGTATTGCATATGGAATGGGTGGCGGCGGTGCTGTAGGGGCTGCGGCTGCGCCTTTTGGTGCGGCGTATGGTAGAAGTGTTGCTGCAGGTAAATTAGAACGTGCTGCGGCTCGTAGTGCGGCTAGGAAAGGACAAGAAAGTTTACGACCTATTTCTGAAGTTTTAACCTCTTTGCAAAAGAAACGCTAATGGATTGGCAAAACGTAATCAACATAGGCATAGGATCATTGATTGCAGTCGGCGGTTGGTTTGCCCGTCAGCTGTGGGATGCTGTCCAAAAACTTAAAAGCGACATTAGTAGATTAGAGCTAACGATTTCTGACAATTACGTTAAGAAAGACGATTGGAAAGACGGCATCAAAGAGCTAAAAGAAATGCTTGGCAAGATATTTGACAAACTCGACTCTAAACAAGACAGGTGAAATCATCGACCCGATAACCATTCTCGCAGCACTCGGCCCCTTGGCTGTCGACTTGGGTAAAAGCCTGATTGGTCGATTCATTCAAACCGACGTATACAAGCCTACAAATATTGGTGAGTACACGCAAATGAGACAGACCGATTTAGCGATGTTTCAGGCGATGAATAACGCAGGTGGGGGCGGTACTACCTACCCGTGGGTTGAAGCGGTTGTAAGGCTGATGCGCCCTGCTGTCGGGGCTATTGTGTTGGGTACATGGTCGTTCATGATGCTGACCGGACAAGAAAACCCTGCGGTCAATAATTTTGCGTCTGCTGTGGGTTTTTATTTGTTCGGTGATCGCACCCTTTTCTACGCACAAAAGAAATAATGTTTGCCTTTTCTGAACGCTCACTTAATAACCTTAAAGGCGTACATCCTAAACTGGTTGCTGTTGTCCATCGTGCGTTGGAGTTGAGCGCAATAGACTTTACGGTTTTGGAAGGTGTGCGCTCGCAAGCTCGACAAGATGAATTGTGGGCGCAAGGGCGAACTAAGCCTGGTGCGATTGTGACTTGGGTTCAAACATCAGGCACACACGGCATTCAGGCAGATGGCTACGGTCACGCTGTAGACCTTGCACCTTACCCGATTGATTGGGATGACTTACCTCGCTTTGACCAACTTGCCAACACCATGTTTACGGCAGCTAAAGAGATTGGCGTGACGCTGCGCTGGGGCGGCAATTGGGACATGGATGCAACAATTCACGAACATGGCGAATCCGATAGCCCACATTTTGAATTGATTAAATAGGTGACATGATGAAAACGCTTACTGTAGTCAGTACCGTTATCTTGTTTTGGGTTTTAGCTCTATTTTCTACAGCGCAAGCACAGATTGCCATCTGCAAAGGCGAATACGCTTTGTGTGCAGCCTCGCCAACGACTTTGACGGGCAAGTCTATATCTGTGGCAGGCAAGACGTTTAAAGAGGGCGTAGCGGTCTGTCCTGTGCTTACTGGCGATGCTGTGGCGAACATGACGCTGATGCAAGGATCGTGTGACGCACCAAAGGGTAAAGTATGGAGTCTGTTTGGTGTGCCACCATTGACTGCCTATCCACAAGCACCGGATTGGTCGGTTCAGCCTGCGGTGTTTCGCTCATTTAAAGTGGGTGACACGCCAACCACAGGTATGTCAAATATGTGGTCATTTCTGTGTACTAAGCAAACTAAGCAAGTTAATGGCGTGACGCTAGCTAGTTGCTACGGGCCAGTCATGGAGTCACCTTGGACTGGCAACCATGTTGTAAGTGGAGAGACTGCGTTTACACAAGCACCAGTCGGGGCTACTTACCCCGTTGGCGGCAATGTTCCGTAGGTTTGTAGAAATTAGTGCAATACGCACACATTCCTTGTCGCAGCTCGCTAGACACTTGACCGCAACCATCACAAATCCAATCTTTGGGATATGTCGGCGGCTTGCGTCTAGTGCGATACATGAAGATCATGCCACCAACCGTGATTGCGGCAGACAAGTAAAACACAAACATCCAATCCCAGATTGTCATTTCACACCTCCAGACATGGCACGATCAACTTCAAAATTCATTTGAGGTTCAGTCACCATGAATAACTGCGATGTGTATTTGTTCAGCCAACGATAGCGTAGCGCATCTCTGCGTAAACGTTCAATCTCTGTTGCATTTGATTCTAGCTCTGCTTTCAACTCACGGGCAACAAATAGAGCTTCATCCATTCTTTTAGACCACACAGACGGTGGTGCTACCAGTAGCGCATCAATGATTAAGTCAATTTTCCCCATGATTATCCTTTTGGTTTAACTGGCGGCGCAAAGCAAAGATTTGATCGGCAAACTCAATCAATCCCTCCCGCAGTGATTTGTTAGATTCTTGCAAATTTCTTATGTACTCAGCGGCCTCAATTTGTTCTTCAGGTTTCATCACATACCCGTGTTCTAGGTAGCGCAGAATGTTGTCAGGTGTCATGGCTGATCCTTGTCTAAAGCATACAGAGCTGTATATAGATGCGGAAGGGTCGTATTGTTAATCAACACACCTTTATCCCCAATGAACCCTATAGGTTTTAATTTAGCTAGATTGTCAGCAGCCTGGCGAAAGGCACAAGGATTAAATTCAGCGTTGCAGCGACCACCGCAAGCCTCTTTAAACAGATGGATATAGTCGGCCTTGTTCATAAACGCAGTCCAAACGGGTTGTGAGCGTGTTTAACAACGAGGTTTTCGTAATTGTCTGAGGATTGTGTAGCAGTCGGTGCTTGTCGAATAGTGACATAAACACAAGGTGAGCCACGCCTACCATCCCCACGTTTCTCAATCTTGTTGTTGCGCTGAAGTTTGGCAAGTTGAGTGTAAATGCTGATCTTTTCAAGGCCACAGTAATCAGCAATATCAACTGTTGTTTTAGGCTCAATGCAATACCGCAATATCTTTTGTTCTGTTGACATATGTTCTCCATAAAAGCATCACATTAAGCCATCTAAACACAATGCACAAGAGGTATTTATCTTAGTGATTACCCGTACTTTTATTATTTGGACAATAGTATTCCCAAGGGTGGATAGCGTGTAGTTTCCCTACGCAGTCCAACTCGATCCATATTGTTTTATAACAGAACAATACCAATCCTACCGGAGTTAATGTTCAATCGATTTAGAGTCTTGTCCCACCGTGTTCTCTAATCTTGTGTAGTCCCCATTTAAGGCTACGTGGCTTGCAGTCGGGTGTAGACCAGCCAATCTTTCTTGAGTACCGGCGATTTAACCGTATTAGATAACGCTCTCTGACGGTTATCAAAAGACAAATAAAAAAGCCGTTTTAGAGTGTATTTTGTTGGCAGACCCTTTCGGGACATTCTCTATCGGCTTCAAGGCGCAAGAGAATCAAAATACACACTAAAACGGCTTACATCGTCTGCCAAGACAACAATGCAATTCTGCCACCGTCTTTCCGATGTGTCAAGCCCTGAAGCTAGGCTAGTGAAACACGACCCTTATCATTGATGAGTTTCTGCTTGCTAAAGGCTTAATCAGTCTATCGTAAGTCAGGCCAAATTTGTGACCAGTTAGGAATTTCTTTTCTTGACCATTTGCCTGCTGATTTCTTTTCAAGCTCGGTGGCCAGTAACACTAGCTTGTCACCAGGCAAACCATTGTTGCGCCATTGCGACACAGCTGGTGGACTGACACGGCAAAGCTTGGCTACAGCAAATGTGCCACCTAATGTTTGGATGATTTCTGTTGTATTCATGTTAGATAGCTTAACAGATGAGGTTTTGTATGTGTTGACTTATCTGTTTAGATACCTTAATATCTATCTACTGACATACCCGTCAGGACAACATACAGGTGCATAAATGAAAGAACTAGCAAAAGCATTAGTCACGGCGCAGGCAGCAATGTCACACGCAGCCAAAGATAGTAAAAATCCCCATTTTAAATCTGCATACTCAAGTCTGGCATCAGTCATCGACGCTGTTAGACCGCATTTGTCTGCAAACGGATTAGCCGTTGTACAAAAGACACACGATGCCGAAGGTGGTGTTTGTGTGGAAACCGTGATTATTCACGAATCAGGTCAAGAAATGTCATTTGGCAAACTGTTTGTGCCTGCAAGCAAACACGACAGTCAGGGTTTCGGTTCAGCTTTGAGCTACGCAAAGAGGTACTCAATCCAAACCGCCATGTGCGTTGCGTCGGCTGACGATGATGGTGAATCTGCCGTTAAATCAGCGCCACCAAAGGTTGAAAAACCCAAAGGCATAGATATGGATGCAACAGTTGACCAAATGGCGGCAGCGGTCAGTTACGAAAGCCTGAAGGACATATTTAGACTGGCTTGGACACAATGCCTGAAAGAACAACAGCCCGTCTTAAAAGCAATGTATGACGGAATCAAAGCAAACTGGGAGAACCAATAATGGCAAACGATCTTAACCGCTGCGAGTTTATTGGGCGCTTGGGCAAAGACCCTGAAGTACGTTACACCGCTGACAGTAATGCAATTTGTAATTTCTCAATTGCGGTTGGTTATAAGACCGCAACGAAAGAAACAACAGAATGGGTCAGGATCACAGCCTTTGGCAAGTTGGCAGGAATATGTGCCGACTACCTAAAAAAAGGCTCACAGGTCTTTATAGCGGGTCGTATGACTACTCGCAAGTGGCAAAACAAAGATGGCGTGGATCAGTACACAACAGAAGTCGTTGCTGACCAAATGCAAATGCTTGGTGGTCGGACGGCTGAAGATGCACCAGCTGCGCCTGCCAAACCCAAGTCTGACGCTTACAGGTCAATCAAAGAGGGGATTGTTGTGCCTCTTGATGAAATGATCGACGATGTGCCGTTCTGATGACTCAGACGGAGGAGGCAATACTTATTTCTTGGCGATTGCAGCAATGGTACGAAGGCATGGTTTTAGACGCTAGAGCCATGCAAGACCTACAGGATGCAATCGAGATGCTTAAAACATTAGCTAAACAGGTGCAAAAATGATTATTAAATCAGCAGACTCAGAATCAGGCCATTGGTACGCAGCTGACGGTTCACCAGCGTATAAGATCATTGGCAAGAACGGCAAAGAACGCAACACAACGGTTCGTGACGCACGAGAACTTGGATTAAAGCCTAGCGTGACAACCGTGTTGGGATTGGTTGCCAAGCCTGGCTTATCCAACTGGCTGCAACAACAAGTATTACTAGCGGCTTTGACGTTGCCACGCATTGCTGGCGAAACAGAGGAAAACTGGCTAGAACGGGTAATGTCTGACAGCAAGAGTACGGGCCGTGACGCTATGGATCGTGGCACTCAAATGCATGGGGTGCTTGAGCGTTTTTACCGTGGCGAACAAGACGATTACCCTGTTTATGTTAATCAGGTTGATGCGTCAATCAGAATCCACTTTGGGCATGACCAGACTTGGGAGGCAGAACGCTCATTTGCGTATGAAGGGTTTGGCGGCAAAGTTGATTTGATTGCTGAAAACATCGTGATCGACTTTAAGAGCAAAGACAAGCTCGACAAGGTTGTGCCATATCACGAACAACTGATGCAACTGGCGGCTTACCGTGTCGGCCTTGGCAAACCAACAGCCAGATGCGCCAATGTGTTTTTTACTGCTGAAGGTGATGTGAAACTAATTGAACATTCAGAGGATGATCTAGCCTCTGCATGGGATTGCTTTCAGTATTTACTTGCGTTCTACAAGCGTAAAAACAACTTATAATAAATTGTCGGTGTTGTTCACTCCTTGTTCCATCGACCGCCCCGTAAATGGGGCGTTTTGTTGTAAAAATCCAAATAAATCAAAAATAATTACAAAAACTAGGGTAAACACCTATGAAATTACTGTTTAGATAGCTTAATATTAGTCATGGCAATTAGCCATACACACCACGATAAAGGTACATAAAATGAGCAAATTGATTCGTAATTTTTTAGCATACCCATCAGATGAAGCACGAGCAAGATTGCAAAAGTATTTAACAAGACACCCAATGGCTGTTTGTTTGGCTACCCCAGAAGAAAATCAAATTCTTAAACAACATGGGTTTAAGGGGTAAGCCATGAAATACTCATACATTCAAATGACAGACGAAGGTAAACGCCAGCTGATGCGTGAACTTAGCCGTGAGCTGACCGACAAAAAGATTGCAGAGCTTATGGATCAATTTGCTGATGGCGTAAAAACAGATAGCAATGGCGAACCGTACATTAAGATTGATCGTGACGAGGTGTTGATGTGTGCTGTGCCAATGTACACACATTTTATTGACGTTAACCACATTGAAACCGTCACCGCTAACGAGGAGGGCAGCGATGAATAAGCGTAACTGGCCTTACGGCACAGACATGAGCGAACCTAATTGGACAGGTCGCACGACTCGCCAAATGCGTGATTACAAACGATCTGATGACCGCATACCGCCAGTTGCGTGGGTAATTGGACTAATCGGCTTGGCGTTAGTGTTTGGTTTCTTTCCACTTTTATCATTGGTGATGCTATGAACCAAGTCGCTCGCAACACCGATCCGTCAACCAGTTGGGTGGCAGCTGACTCTGCGAAGGCTCTAGCGGCTCAACACGCCACGATCATCATTCAAGCCTTAGTCAGGTATGGGGCAATGGGGAAAGACGGTATAGCCACGATTACGGGACTCGATGGCAACCAAGTCGCTAGGCGGCTTAGTGAGCTACAACGCAACCATGAAATACTGCTAACTGGGCGCAACGTGCAAAGCAAGTCAGGTCGAGCAGAACGAGAATGGAAAGTTATGCCAAAACAAATGGACTTAATCTGATGCCATACGCAAAAGAAACAACACAACAAACCATCGAATTTGAAGATGCTCAACACCCTATTTGGAGTGAATGGGTTGATATGCCTGAGTTTGTGCAAGAAAAACAAGATGGGTACGCAAAAATCATTGTGCGTGTAAGAAATCAAGAAGATTTGGAGGCATTAGCAAAGGTTTTAAATCAACCTTTAACGCCTAAAACTAAAGCTGCATGGTTTCCTGCATTGGTGCGTGGTATCCATTCAAACAAAAGGTATGTGGATGAATCCTGATTACCCTGTGTACATCATTTCAAAAGGAAGATGGGATACACGATTGACTAGCAAGGCATTAGAACGCATGAATGTACCGTATCACATCGTTATAGAACCGCAGGAATATGATAATTACGCAGCTGTAATTGATCCAAAAAAAATACTTGTTTTACCTTTTAGCAATCTTGGTCAAGGCTCAATTCCTGCAAGAAATTGGGTTTGGGAACATTCAATAAGCATTGGCGCACTCAAACATTGGATACTCGATGACAATATTGAGAACTTTCATCGTCTTAACAGGAACATCAAACCAATTGCTTTAACTGGTGCAATTTTTAAAGCGGCAGAAGATTTTATTGATCGTTATGAAAACGTACCAATATCAGGTTTTAATTATTATATGTTTTGTAAAGCCTCTGACAATGTTCCACCTTTTGTTTTAAATACCCGTATTTATTCTTGTATTTTGATTCAAAACGACATACCTCACAGATGGCGTGGTAAGTACAACGAAGATACAGATTTGTCATTGCGTGTTTTAAAAGATGGTTATTGCACAATTCAATTTAATGCGTTTCTTGCTGGCAAAGTATCAACGCAGCGGTTGAAGGGCGGCAATACAGATGAACTGTATAAAAACGGGACATTGGAAAAATCACAAGTATTGGCAGATTGGCATCCAGACGTTGCAAGAGTTATTTGGAAATTTGGTAGATGGCATCATCAAGTTGACTATAGAAAATTTCGACGCAACAAACTTATAAAAAAACCCAATCTTGTAATACCTAATCAAATAAATGAATATGGCATGAAGTTAATCGAGGTAAACTCATGAGTTACATAATCGGCAACTTACCGCCAATTAAGTGTTTTGTGCGGCGAGAGTATCTGTACAACTTTGAGAAAGGTCACGGTGAGATTGAGCCTGCCATTTGGGTAAGCATCAAAGCAATCCGTGGGCAAGTGTTTCGCATTGAAAGCCTGTTGCCACGGTACGGTGCTTTGTACGACAAATTACCTATCCAAGCCTACGTTTGGAATACTAAACATGGCGATTTAGATTTTGACATTCTGCAACTATGGGATTGCATGGGTTACAGGTTTACCGTGCATGAAAAAATTGGTTTGCGTAATCTTGGGGTCAAATTTTTAGGTAAAGACAAAGAATGGCACTTTGGCAAATACTTGTTTACCGTAGACTTTTGTGCTGACGGGATGGATGTAGATACAGGATTTACTGAAGTCGCTGAAGAACACAAATCATTTAATTTTATTCGGCTAGATAATGGTCAGTTTGCAGCGCAGCCTAATAACCGTTGCCTTTGGTACGACCAGTCGTTAATACCGGCTAAGACGGACTTTCCTGATTTCCAAGCATCACGCCACATCTGGACTGTTGACGGGTCACGCAAATGGGCAGTAGGTGACGATTGGTTCTATGACATTGGGGAACGGCATGAGTGAATACAGCCCACACCCAGCAATTGAATACATTTGGGACAATGCGCCAGCATATGCTAAAGCAAAGGGTGAACTGGCACAATTAGAGGCGTTTAAGTCAAGCCTTAAAGCTATCTTAATGAAAGAATCGGGCGAAACTAGCATTGGAGGTCAAGAGCGAGAGGCTTATGCTCACCCAAAGTATCAAACCCATTGTGATGCAATTGGGGCAGCAACTGAGCAAGCCGAGTTGCTTAAATGGCGCATGATGAGCGCACAAATGAGGTTTGATGCCTGGCGCACCGAGCAGGCCAGTAACCGACAAATTGAGAAATTAACGAAATGAGCCACGAATTACTAAAACAGGTAGCTGCAATAACAAATAAGAAAACCACAAAACTATCAGCAACTGAAGTTTTAGAACTTCAAATATGCGCTTCAGTCTTAGACTTTATTGACGATGTTGGCAGCGTAGAAGAACTTAGGGCAAAAGTTAATACCTTTTTAAAGGGTAAAAAATGATCGACTATTCTGAAAGCCTAATTAAAATCACATTACTTGTCAGACAATATCGCAAACTTGTCTTAAAAGGACAATTTGACGCTGCTGCTGACGTTGCTGTGGATATGCAAATTGCAGTTGTTGATCTGCAAGAATGGTCGGAGGCTCAATGTATAGAAACCCAAAACTCTTAGTTGCTTGCCGCCAGCTGCCGTGCCAACTTTGCGAAACCGAAGATGGAACTGTGGTTGCGGCCCACTCAAACCAATTGGCTGATGGTAAGGGGAAGGGAATCAAAGCATCAGATTACAGGGTTGCGGCACTATGCTTTAGTTGCCACATGGATCTCGATCAGGGTAATAAACTGACCAAAGACCAACGCAGGGAGTTTTGGGAAATGGCGCACCGACGCACGATTGGCGAGCTGTTTGAGCGCAATTTGATTAAATGCTAGCCACGCTGCAACTTCCCTTGCCACCGTCAGTAAACGCTTACTGGCGCAATTTCCATGGCAGAACAATACTTTCTAAAGCCGCTAGGGAATATAAACAAACGGTCAAAGAATACGTTTTAATTAACAAAATCCCGTATTTTGGCGATGCCAGACTTCAAGCAATCATCACAATATTCCCTAAAGACCGTAGAAAGCAAGACTTAGATAACAGACTCAAAAGTTTGCTAGATTCTTTAGGCAACGCAGGCGTGTTTGACGATGACAGCCAGTTTGACAAGATTGAGATAGCCAGGGGAGTGATTAAAACTGGCGGTGGTTGTACAATAATTTTAGCTACTCTGTGAGGTCAATATGAAAGAACTAGACGCAGCATCAAGGTTACTAATGGTTTTGCTGCACTCAGCGACCATTGCCCATGTATTGCATTGGAAAACGCCTAGTTACTCAATTCACAAGGCTTTAGGTAAATATTACAAGCAAATACCTGATTTAGTTGATATTCTTGCAGAAAGTCTATTTGGCAAGTATTCTACGATTACGGACTTTGAAGATCATTTTATGATGGAGGATTCACCTCTTCAATACATGACTGAGATTCAAGATTACGTCACAAGTCAGCGTAAACTTATTGCCCAAGATTCAGAGATTCAAAACGCTGTCGATTCAGTTATGGATTTATTAAACACTACAGTGTATAAACTGCGTCAATTTAGTGAAGAATAAATTAATTTAAAAGGAAAACATTATGCCTAACAGTAAAGCAATTGGTGTCGCATACTCTGACCCACAACTAGATTCATACCAAGTTGGTAGCTCTAATGATCCGATTGCCATTACATCGGCAAGTATTCTAAACGGCTCTTATGCTACGACTTCAGCATCATCAGGTGATACCCGTTTGAACTATAGCCGTTTAGCGTTCACCTCAACTGGCTCTGGCGAAACTAGCCGTGTGTTTTCAACAGTAACTGGTGTTGGCGCAGCAGCTGGTGGCACTATTAACGGCGAACACGTTAGTATGTCAGTCAATGGCGCAGGCACAATTAGCGGTGCGGGTAACGCACTTCGTGCAACCATTGGCGGTACATCAACGAACCCAGGCGGCACTTTGGCAGCTATTCAGGCTGACTCAAACTTTGCAAGCGGTGGCACTTGGTCAAACACTTCATTTCTGCGTTTTACAAACAGCGGAACTGGTGCTGTAGCTTATCTAGCCAATGTACCGACAACTGGTAGCGGTCTTTTAATGGCCCCGCACACCACGCAAGTAATGACTGATTCAATTCGGATCATCATGGCAGACGGATCGGTTCGTTACATCATGTGTACAACATCGTCTGCTAACCGTACTGGCGGCGCATAATTGATTAGTAAAGAGTTTTTGTTATCTGAAATCTCTGACTTAGAGGCTGAATCACATAAGGCGCAAACCTTTTTGATTCAGGCTCAAGCTACTATTGCAGCGTACAAAATGTTGATACATAAGCTAGAAGAATCGCAAATTGAGGAATAAATGAATTTACGTCCATTGAAAGACAAAATCGTAATTGAACCCTTAGAAAGGGTAAAAAGCGAGGTTCTGCAAGTCATTATGGCTGAACGGGACAACATGGGCGTAGTGGTAGCAGCTGGGCCAGACGCAGCAAAGCATTTAAAAGAAGGCGAATTTGTCCGGTATGGCACAATGGGCAAAGATGAGTATCTAAAGTATCAAGAATATTTTGTAGACAACAAACGTTACTTAATTATGTCTTGGCAAGATGTATGTTTTGTTCAATAGGAAATATTTATTGTGCATAAGAAACCTGAACCCAAAAAGAAAGAGCAAAGCGGTAAGATGCCATTGGCGGCGTTAATCATTGCTTTTAAACGTAAAAAGAAATAATGGCTAAGAAATCTGTGTCGTTATCTGTTGGGCGTGGAGAAAAGTTACCTGTCAGCCAAGGCGCAGGATTAACGGCTAAAGGTCGTGCCAAGATGAACGCAGCAACTGGCTCAAATCTAAAAGCACCAGCACCTAATCCTAAGACAGATGCAGATAAAGGTCGCAAAGCATCATTTTGTGCGCGTATGTCGGGAGTTGTAGCGCAGGCGAAAGGGCCAGCGGAACGTGCTAAAGCCTCCCTTAAACGATGGAAATGTTAATCATGGCTACCAAATCAGGCTTATATGCAAACATTCATGCTAAACGTGAGCGCATCGAGAAAGGCAGCAAAGAAAAGATGCGTAAGCCTGGCACAGAAGGCGCACCTACAGCCAAAGCCTTTAAGCTCGCTGCTAAGACTGCTAAGAAATGACTCCAAATATCTATTTACCTTATCCATCGCCACAAACCGTGGATGAGCTAAATGAGGATGTATTAGCGTTACTTAAACAGCCTGGTGTACCGGACAGCCTGATGAACGAATACAATGCTGTGGTTGATAACCCTGAAACACAAGACGATATTGACCAAGAGCAAGCTAACTCTGATTCGATGGCTAACGAATGAGCGATGCAGTTTATATCTATATGTTGTGTGACCCAGTAAACGGTGAACCACGATATGTAGGTAAAACTATCTACCCTAACGATAGATATGTATCTCATATTTTTGAAGCTAAATCTAACAAACAAACATTGAAATGTGATTGGATTAGATCGTTGTTAGAACAAAACAAAAAACCTGTATTTGAAATTATTGATTGTGTTGACCCTAAAGATTGGCAAAACGCAGAAATTAAGTACATTAAAGAATTTAAAGAATTGGGCGCAAACCTTACAAACATAGCAAAAGGTGGCGAAGGTTTTGAGCAAGGATTTAAACAAGACCAATTTTTTATGATGAAGAAATTATTTGGTGGTTGGTATCAAAAAGCGGTAAAAGATAAAGATTTTAAGAAAATGAATAGATTTGCGACATCAATGTTAGGATTGGCAGAACACAAACCTGACTTAGTTCCGAAACGTTGGAAATTTATTCAATTGCCTTAATTTTCATATATTTAGAGGTTGAAACAAATGGGTGCGCCAGCAGGTAATGCTAATGCTGCTAAATCAAGACTGTTTTATGACGCTCTTAGAAAGAATCTTGTGCAAAACCCGCATAGAGTGCAGTTAATTGTAGAAAACCTTATTTCTGCCGCTGAAGAAAACGAGCAATGGGCAATTAAAGAGCTGATAGATCGCATTGATGGCAAACCCATCCAAACAAACACTTTAGAAAATTCTGACGGTTCAGCATTGTTAGCCGGAATTCAAGTAACTTTTATTGCACCCAATGACACTAGCAGCAGCAATAGCTAAAGCCGAGTTTCCTGAGAAACTAAGTTGCCTATTCGATCCCCCACGTTCACGGTATCGGGTTTTATTCGGTGGTCGAGGCGGTGCTAAGTCTTGGGGCGTGGCGAGAGCGCTACTAATCCTAGCAGCCCGTGACCAGTTACGCATACTGTGCGCCCGTGAATACCAGACTTCAATTAAAGATTCGGTGCATAAACTGCTATCGGATCAGATTGCTGACTTGGGATTAGATGGGTTTTACGAGATCACCCAGGCTTCGATCAAGGGTAAAAACGGCTCAGAATTCTTCTTTGTTGGGCTAAAAAACAATATATCTAACGTCAAATCCTTTGAAGGTGTAGACATTTGTTGGGTTGAGGAAGCACAGACGGTATCCAAAACTAGCTGGAACGTGCTGATTCCAACCATTCGCAAAGAACAGTCTGAGATATGGGTGACGTTTAACCCTGAGCTAGAGACTGATGACACATTTCAACGGTTTGTTGCCCATCCACCTAAAGACTGCGTGATCGAAAAGATCAACTGGTCGGACAATCCGTGGTTTCCTGAGACGCTCAGACTTGAGAAAGACGCACTAAAAGAGCGTGACATTGAGTCATACAATACAGTTTGGGAAGGTGTTTGCAGACAAACGGTAGACGGTGCGGTGTTTGCTCGTGAGATGCAGGCAGCTGATCTTGAAGGTCGCATCATGCGAGTGCCTTACGATCCTGCCAAGCCTGTTCATGCGGTGTTTGACTTGGGTTGGGCAGATGCTACGGCTATTTGGTTTATCCAGTTTATCGGCATGGAAATCCATTTGATCCGATACATTGAGGATAACCAGCGCACGATCAGCCATTACTTGTCTGTGATGCAAACATATGGTTATGTCTATGACACGCTATGGTTGCCGCACGATGCACAGAACAAAACACTAGCGGCTAATGGTCGCAGCATTGAGGAAATTGTGCGAGCTGCGGGTTATAAGGTGCAAATTACCTCAAAAGTGCCTGTATCTGATAGCATCAACGCAGCTAGAACGATATTCCCCAAGTGCTACTTTGACCGTGAAGAATGTGCTGAAGGGCTACAATGTCTAAGGCACTATCGTTATGATGTAGACCCAGACACTAAAATGTTTAGTAAAAGTCCGTTGCATGATAATTATTCGCACGGTGCAGACGCATTTCGCTATATTGGCTTAGTGGTAAATGAACCACGCAAGATTAAGAAACAGACAACGTATCAATTACCTGTGAGTTGGATGGGATGATGGACAACGAAAACGACCCACGCATTGCCGATGCAATGAAATTCCTGCGCCTGACCACAGATGCAGATCAATCGAACCGTAGCGAAGCGTTAGAAGATTTGAAGTTTGCCTCTGGCGATCAATGGCCTACCGAGATTCAGAACAGTCGCAACCTTGAAGCTCGCCCATGTCTGACAATTAACAAGATTGATCCGTACATTCGACAGGTTACGAATCAACAGCGGCAAGCTCGCCCACGCATCAAGGTTCATGGCACAAACACTAGCTCTAACGAGAAATTAGCGGAAATCCTGACAGGCGTGATCCGTCACATCGAGGTTAACTCAGACGCAGATCAAGCCTACGATACAGCGTTTGATTACTCTGTACGCATGGGTTGGGGCTACTTTCGGGTAATTACTGATTACATCCGTGACGATTC